TCAGTAGACCTCTGATCTCCCCACACAAGTATTTGTACTCGTCATACGAGTTAGCTCTCCCCAAGGAGAGAGCGTTTTCAACCATAAGGATTTTGTCGTTTAATTCAGACACAATCACATCTAATGCGTTACTCATTCTTCACCTTTTGTCGGTTTATTAGCTTGAGACTCTAAATTTGCTGCGTGTTTAAGGGCGTCCATACCCATACGTTTACTTTCATGCCCCATTTTCGAGTCATGTTGACGTTTCTGTTCGGTCAGTTGTGCCGCCGATTTCAGCGCGTCTATCTGCATACGCTTGTTTTCAACTTTGTCACGGTTGGTTATTTCAGCCGCGCTACGTAGGGCTTCTACTTGTAAGCGTTTCTCTTCGCCTTTTTGTTTAGCGGTTAGAGATGCTGCGTTTTTAAGAGCATCCACTTGGATCTGTTTATTAGCTGTTTGCTGTTGTGCAGCAATACGTTCTTTCTCGACTTCGATTTGGGCCATTTTAAGTTGAGCATCAATCTGATCTTTTTGAGCTTTACGTTGTTGCTCAGCCGCTTTAAGTTGTAACTCTTGCATTTGCATCTGAACCAGAGGGTCTTGGGCTTGTTGTTGCGCTTGTTGTTGCGCCATTTCCGCTTGGTTCTTCTGGAGTAACTGCTGAGCCGCTTGAGCCAATAACGGAGCTAATTGAGCTTCAATTTGTGGGTCCATTTCTGCGTCTTCGCCCGACTCGTCATGCTGAGGAGGTAACGCAAATCCTAATTGTTGTTCAATCTGTTTACGGTACTCAAACCCTAAATGCTCAGCGATATGTGCTTGAGCAGCTGCTGCGATCTGTTGTGCTGCTGGGTTGCCTTGTAATAACTGTTGAATCTTAGGATCCTGCATAGCAGCCATGTGCACTTGGATATGCGCTTGGTGGTCTTGTGTTAGAAACGCTTTTACAGGTTTCATCGCCAGAACATTCTGGTTTTCTGTGATCGGATCACAAGGTTTCATGTCATCAACCATAGGCACAAGCTTCTGTGCGTCTTTAACACCCAACACATCTAACATCTGTCTATGTAACAACGGCATGTTGTAGATCTGTGGCGATTGCTGCGCTAATTGTAAGACTGCTTGGTACTGAACAATCTTTTGCGCCATAGTTGAGGCGTTAGGGTCTGATACAGGGATAACAGCGACGTTATCATAGTCAGATCGCTTAGCTTTTCTGCTACCTTCAATCGGCTCGTACGGGTAGTCTTCAGGTGCAAATGACGCAATAATGTTTTTCAGTAAGCCCAACTCTTGTTTCATGCTGTAATGCACACGGGCCTGAATAGCTGACATGGATTTCAGTGTACGCTCTAAGATTGCAAGCGTAGTACCCACAGGCGCTTGGCCTGACATGTCCGAAATCTGCAGATCTGCTGTGTTAGCGAAGCGTCTACCCTCTTCTACGATGGTATTTAACAACTGATACAACGTCTGGCTAGGCTCTTTGTACGGTAGAGGGATGATATTGTCCCTCATAGGGCCTGACGGAACGTCTACATCACGCCATTCACCCGGTGCGATAGGAGTATCGTCGCCTTTAATGCGCATACCACGGGATTTAAACCCGCCGGGGAGGTTCGATAGAGTACCTGCGTCTACCAGCTGGCGTATGAGAGAAGTACTAGACTTAGCAAAAGCACCGACGAGGTGAATAAGACCAAAACAGTAGAACCCAAAGCCCGGAACATACCCATAATGAACCAAATGCTCTCTTTTTTGCTTAAGCTCATCGTCTTTCTCCCAGTTTCTGCGGATTGCTAGGATGGTATTGGTGCCTTTCTCAATAGTCACCACGTATGGAAGTGCAATTCCAGTCGGTTCACCGTCTTCATCAGTGTCTTCAAACCCTTCTAGGTCTAAATAAACACTCATTTCCAACAATTTATAGCGGTCATCGCTTGTCGCACGGAAGCCTAGCTTCTCAGCGATCTTTTTCTCAACCTCATCTAACGTATTAACTGGTTCGCCTAGGTCCACATCACGGTAAAAACCCGAAATCTGGAGTCTGCGCATCTCATTCTCAGTCTTACGCATCACATGAGTAACCCGCGTAGCAGACTGTAAGTCACTTGCGCCATATGGAACCACGATATCTTCAGCCGGTACGAAGATAGACACCTGTCTACCTAAGCTAGGATCGTAATAAACCTTCTTAAACGCGTTACCTGACAAGCCTAAACCCCACAACATGCGCTCATGCTCAGGTCTGTACTCGCTCATTACGTCCATTAACTGATAATTCATGTCTTCTTGGACGCGAGCAGCTGCTTCCTTCTTATCTGGGGTCTCTTTACCTATGATTTGAGTCTTAACAGGGCCAGCTGCAGGGAAGGTAGACATCATAGTTTCAGACTGAAACTTCACTAATGCTTCAGATAATAGCGGGTGATATACCCCACAAGCACCTTCCCAAGGCTCTGATCGCTCCTCGATCTGCATACCCAACAGTTCTAAGCCATCGACATACGTGGTCATCCAGTCTTTTCTGGAGGCAATATCATCATCGTAGTCAGAAGAAAGCTCACTGGCTAAGGTTTGCAGTTGTGAGTCGTCTAAATAGTCCGCCAGATTGTCTTCGAAGTCGTCATCTTCTTGTTCTGGCATAAGGTTAATTTCCATACCGCCAATGTTCAGCGTGACGTCATCAGGGTTTTCGATCTCTATTTCCAGATCGGGTTCCATGTTTTCCAAATCTGCTAACCCTTGCGGTGCAGCATAAAGACCTTTTTCTATTGCCATGTCATTGATACCTATAGGTTATAATCGGGTGGCCTAATAATACGCTTTTTTGCGCTGGAAGTATTGGAGTTCATCTTCCTCATCAGAAGGTAAGCGCATGAAACCGCCTTTGCGGAATCTATACATGGCCATTGTCATAGCATCCACGGTGTCATCGTGCTCACCGCCTGGAAAGGAAGCTACTTCTTCAATCAACTCTTCAGCCCAATACGTGTTAGGCGCCCAAACTCGACCGGAAGCGAAGATGTCTGCAATACCATTTACTCTCGATATTTTGTCGTTCCCTCTGACGGGCGTAAATTCTTGGACTGGAATGCCCATTGCACGTAACTCAAAGATCAAAGGTGAACCTGAAGCCTTAGCCTCAATAATCAAAGAGTCTGGATCCCATTCCTTATACATCTCATAGGTCTTTTGCTTTAACTCTGGAAACTCCATACGCTTTTTGAAGCAATCAAGCAATATGATATTAGCCTGTTGAGTACCGGTGTCGTCTGGATGATAGAACACACCCCACGTTGTACATGCCGAATAGTCTGATCGTTCACTTTTAGTAAAGGCCGTGTCCCAGCTCTGTACAACAAAGTCGCAATAAGGAGGAGAATCCTCTTCCCACACGTTCCACCACTCACGTTTAATAATGGCCGATATGTCTGAGGTGGGCTGTTGCTGATACTGCGCCATCCATTTAGACGCCGGTAGTTCTCGGCGTAACGCATACAACTCTTCTTTTGACCAGAACTCGGGCCAGATAGGGTTATCAGACGGTAATATCGCCGGGAGTTCTATAACTTCCCATTCTTCACCTGATCGTTGCGCTGCCGCTTTAAGAATCTGTCCACAAAGATCTCGCTTACTCCAGCGAGTCATGACCAGAATTATAGACCCCCCTGGCTGTAACCGTTGGCGGGGGCCGGATGTGTACCACTCATAAGTCTTATCGTAGATCTCAGGGTCTGACTCAGCCAATGTGGCCTCTTGCTCCGAGTGGGGATCATCAATAATCATAATGTCCGCACCACGACCGGTCATGTTACCCCCGACACCGATCGCAAAGTAATCCCCATTATGATTTGTATTCCAACGACCCGCCGCTTTAGAGTCAGTACGTAACTCTACATTTGGAAAAACATCTTTAAACTTCTCAGAATCCACTAAGTTACGCACTTTACGACCAAAGCCGGTTGCAAGCTCTGCGTTATAAGAAGCCTGAATGATTTTCTTCTGCGGGAATTTACCTAAGAACCATGCGGGCAACAGGTATGAGGCTAGCTCCGATTTTGAGTGCCTCGGAGCGAGATTGATAATCAATCGTTTACATTCACCTCTAGCCACTTTCTCGAACGCACGAGCCATACGCTCATGATGTCTTCCGTGTATAAATGACGGCCACACATAGTTAACAAACGCCATGAAGTCGTCTTGCGCTTTTTCTTGTACACCCATCTTACGGGCATGGGCTACGAGCTCGCCAATCTTCTGTTGTATATCAGGAGGAAGTTTATCCAGATTATCTTGTGCAATCTTAAGCAGTTTAGGATCAATCTTCTGATTCATCATCTTCTACTTCTTCATACTCAGTAATCTCAGGCTCTTCTTCCACCTGCACAAACTCAGCTTCCAATGGTACTTCAAATGGTTTACGACCCAAATACAACTCTAACGTCTTTTCTAATTCCGTATTAATGTCCGCTTGAGTCCGTGTGGTGATCGTAATATCTTTGCGTTCAGAAAATAACCCGACTTCTGAAATCTTACCTAACAACTCTAACGATTTTAGACGCACCTTAGCATCCTCATCGACTGTCTCTTCCAATAACTTATTAGTCACATAGTGGCGCAAACGCCGAGACACATCCATAAGCTCTTGATCATATGAAGACAATATCGCTTCAAGATTAGCAATCATTCCGGGTTTGATTGTTTTGGGATTAGGTAATGTATTGGTAGTGATGGCTTTATGAGAATCGTATTTATCCAGATCCGACAGATCAATTTCCATACCATTATCCGACAGCTCTTTTACCGTGTTGTAGTACGCACGAGATTCTTCGCGAAAAGACTTGGGTATTTCCGGTTTGAAATCGGAAGGAATAGGGGTGTTACTGTCAGGGGTAATGTGAATTGTACTCATAAGCGGTTTGTGGCTTTAGATGAGCAAAGATTAGCACACTGAAAAATATTTTCAATCTAAAGGTTAAATTTTTATTGACGGGGGTGTTTTCTAGATTTATCAGGTGAGCTCCGGTGTGAAAAATCAATAGGGGGTGGGGGTATTGGATTAGGAAGTCTGTTAGCGTGTTGAGATGTTGGATTAGGAAGTTTGTTGAGATGTTGGATTAGGAAGTCTGTTAGCGTGTTGGCTAATGTGCAGAATAATATGTAAGACAGATAGTGGGACTCCTAACAGCCATTTAGGGGGGTGGGGGTTCCAGGCTGAGCGCCTCAAAAATCG